TCAGTCGGTAGAGCAATTCACTCGTAATGAATAGGTCAGGGGTTCGATTCCCCTGGGTGGCTCTGGGTCTGGCTGGGAGTCGTCCTTGCCGTCGATCAGCCATCGCGGCGAAACGCCGCACATCACCGCGATTTCGTTGAGCACGAACTTCTTGGGTGGGGCACCAGCATCACGGCACCATCTTGACGCCGTACCACGGCTTATCTCGAACTTCTCGACCAAATCGCCGTGCTTGAGCCCGCCATGATCTAGCGCCATCTGAATGCGCCACCCGAGTGTCAGCGGTGGTATGGCGCCGCTGACGTGTGCCTGCTCCGTCATGCCTGAAACCTCCTGTTGTGGCATGACAAACAGTATTGGCGCATGACTGACATTCGTCAAGGTGAATCGATACCGCAGGACATGCACATGTCGAACAGTTGACAATTACAGCCATGTAAGTCAAATTGGTGCAATGCACCAAAACGGCGTAGTTGATGAACTGATTACCAGCACGTGTGCTGGCCAGATTCTCAAGAAGTCCGGTCGAACCGTGGTTCGTCACGCCGAGGCTGGGCGCATCCCGATTGCGGCCAGGCTGCCTGGCCCCAACGGGGCATATCTATTCAGCCGTCACGTGATTGAAGAGTTGGCACGCAACCTGGCCGTCGCTTCGTGACCGTTCGGATGCGATCAACCCGGCTGCGTGATGGGCTCGTTGCCCTCGCAGCTGGGGTTCTGTGCTGCCTTGATGAGTTGGAGAAGGCCCTTCATGAGCTAGGCGCGGACTGTCGCGTCGGTGCCCAGGTCCTCACCGAACTCCTCGTAGATCTTCTTACCCCTTGGCCTTCGCAAGACGCCGCCGATCAAGCCAGTGAGGGCCACCAAGACTGACCCACCCGCCAACAACTGAATAGGAAATACCCCAGCGGGCCGGGCTCAATTTCCCGCCAAGAAAATCCACACCCGGACCGCTGGGGCCACTGCAACCAGGATAGGAGAACCTGGCATGTCCCACCGTATCCCCGATAGATACCAGCGTGTCGGCGGCATCCGCACGGCCATCATGCGACACGCATTCTGGACGGTCGCCGCGCTAGCCCTTGTCTACGCGCTGGTGATGCTATCCGAGCACCAGTACCCGCAATTTGTCATCTGCATGGCACTCATGGTGGCCGCGTCCTGCATCGATCTACGGGTGCACCGTCGTGGCCGGTACCGCGATCGCGCCGGGGTGCTGCTGCTAGTCGCCGTAATGGCCATCGTTGTCACTGGCGTGTTCGCGCAGGTGGGGGTGAACGCATGAGCTTCACATTCGATCCCGCGCCCGAATTCGACTCTGCCATGGCTGCATTCGATAAGGCAGAGCAGGCGTGCGCCCTAACAGCTGGCGATGTGACCTTGCGTGCTGACATCGCCGAACTGCTCGAAGTGCTGCCGATGCGCGAGCGACGGCGAGCGTGGGTCCAAGCTGCCGAGGACTCCGGTACTGACCCGCGAAACGGCTGGTACCTGTTCGCCGGGGCGATCAGCGAGGCCGCGTTAACGGACTTCTTCACTGATCGGGACGCACGGCATTCGGCCAGCGCCGTCCTCATGGAGGCGGTCTAATGCAGAAGCCCACCAAGGCATTTGCCGACATGGTGCTTGAACTCGCGGACAAGCTAGAGGCAGTCCTTAACGAGATGTACCCGGACGGTCAGCTTATCCCTGTGTTCGTCAGCCCCGAATCGCTGCGCGCGTCGGCGCGAGACCTCACGCGGAATGCCGAGGATACTCCGCGTTCGGCCGAACCATCCTTAGCGCCAGGACGTTTCGCGCCCCTGTATCCAGTCACCTTGTATCAGGCCGGGTGCACCTCGTGCGGCGCTGTCGTTGATGACTACGGCGACTACTCCTGCCTTGAGGACGACGAAGCAGTGGGATACGTCTGCGACCGCCTAGGATGGTTCGAGACGACACGGCGCGAGCCCACGCCGACACCTGAGAGGCCCAATCTCGTTACGGTGCATACGGTCGAGCTGCTGTGCCCGGACTGTCAGCGCTGCGAGGTCTGCGGCGCCTGCAATCCTGCTGAGATTGACGAACATCTGGTGTGCGTCGAGCACGAAGACCATGACTTTAGTTATGCGCCAATAGATGTGGCTGAGGTGGGCGCGTGACCGGCGACCAGCCGGTCGGTGAGTATCCCCCGATCGGCAGGTTCGATCTGGTTCCGATGGAGCTGCGTGTGCGAGCCGTGGTGGCCGTGCAAATGACGTGCGAAATGCTTGCCCGATTCATCGGCGTTGATCTATTTCCCGATTTCACAGAGGATTTCGCGGCGCTTCTGCACGTGCCCGTGACCCCTAACAACTAGCAGGGAGACCCTTTCATGTCGCGTTCGGAAGACCCTTTCATCCTGGAGTTGCAAGCCGGTGCCAGCGCGACCGGCGAAATACACTCCTTCACAACCGAATCCATCGAGATACGCGGAACCTTCACCCTCGGCCAAGGGCTCGTATTACGCCCCGGTGCAAAGGTTTACATCCTTGCCGACGACGACGCGGTGGATGTCATCAACGGATTCATTGCCGACGCCGAGGTAGCTGCCGAAGAGGGCGCGGCCGAGAAGGCTGTGCATGCCGCCGTCGATTCGTTCGCCGACGGGGCAATTGAGGCTGTGAAAGACGCTGTAAGCCAGATAGATCCCTCGTTGGCCGACAGCGCGCAGAAGGTCACCGACGCGCTGATCGCAGCCATTGAGAAGGCTAAGCGGGGCGACGAATGAAATTCGCGATGGATACCGATCTACTCGCTGAAACCATCACGGCGGCAATCAGTTCCCTACCGGCCCGCCCAACGTCCCCGGTCCTGGGCGGGGTGTTGGTTGAGGTCGGTATCGGCTCGGTCACGATGTCGAGTTTCAACTACGAGCGCGCCACCAAGCGCACTGCCGCCGCGATGGACGTTACCGAGCCCGACACAGCTGTGGTGTCAGGAAAACTGCTGGCCGCGATCGGCGGCAACCTGCCCCGCAACAAGGATGCCACCGTTGATGTCAGCGGGCAGGAAATGGTTATCACGGCGGGCCGCACCGCATTTCGTCTACCGCTGCTGCATGGCGAGGACTTCCCCGAACTGCCGATCATGAAGCCCAGGGAGGATGCCATCGGCACGGTTGATGGCGACACGTTCGCCGAGGCGGTCCAGGTCATCGGCGCCTTGGCCTCCACCGAAGAGCAACCCGCCAAGCTGACCGGAATCAATCTCACGTTCAGCCCGGATGGGTTGTGGCTGTGCGCCACTGACCGATACATCGTGGGTAGGCGCCGTCTGGACTGGAACGGCAGCGTCCAGACACAGACCCTCGTACCGGCGGCCGACCTGCTCGCCACGATCAAGGCCGCAGCCGGTTCCGCACCGGAGAACATCGAAATCCTGTTGCGTGGCAGCTCAATGTTCGGCCTGCGCACCCCATCAACCACAGTCATGACGCGGTGCCTGGCTGAGGAATTCCCCGCCATGGAAACGGTGCTGACCCCGGCTGTCTACGCGGCCACGTCCACGGTGGCCACCGCCGAACTCGCGGACATGCTGCGCCGGGCCTCGTCTATCGCTGATGACGGCAACGCCCAAATCGATATCGAGGTTGACGCTGGGGGCCTGGCGGTCACCACCACCAAGAGCGCTACCGGCAAGGTCAACGACAGCATCGCCGCTGTGCACCAGGGCGATTACCGCCGCGTCGCTCTGTCGGCTCGGCGCCTCAATAGCGCCCTGTCGGTGGTCGATGACCACGAGGTCACCTTGGGATTCCGCGAGACCGGCCAGCTGGTGAGCATCCATCCCGGCGCACTGGAACGCACCGACAACCCCGTTGACCTGCTGGCGTGCAACAACTTTGCACTGCTCATCGGAATCCGCGGGGCGTGATGGCGACCGCAACGGCGCCCACTGGCGCCTCCGAGTTCATCTACCGCTTCTACGCGCAGCAGCGCGGCAAGTGCGACGGCGGCTGTGGATTCCAACTCAAACCAGGCGACCTCGTAACGAGGCGCGGCAACGAATTCCGGTGCGAAACATGTGCAGAAAGGTGGAAATGATGGGCGAGCGAGGACGCATCAACCTGGACGCGGCCGAGCAGAGGCTCGGCGGCGATGAGTTCGACGTGAAGACCGCAACAGCGATGGCGCTGATCGATATCGCCGAATCGCTGCGGGACATCTACGCCGCCATGCCGGTAGAGCGCGACTGGCGATGACCGACGACGCTACCCGCTTCTTCTGGTCCTGGCTCATCGGCTCGGCCGCGTTCTCCATCCTCGGCGTTGTCACGCACGCGGTGCTTGGCAGTGCACGCTCATCGCTGATCGCCTCGGTGCTCGCGGTGGGCATCGTGGTAATCCAGCTGTGCGCCACCTACGGCGTGCACGCCTTGGTTCAGGAACGCATCACCGGCGCCGCATACCGCTGGGCGCTCGCGATCGCCATTGCACTCGCGCTCGGCGCGTTCGTGCTCAACTTCGTTGCCCTACAAGACCTGGTGATCACCTGGGCAGGGACCGCGCCCGCGATCGCCTGGATTGTGCCCCTGATCATCGACCTGGGTATGACAGCGAGCACCCTGGCGATACTGGCGCTCACCGAAGCTCAACGCACCGAGCAGCTGCACACACCCACGCACCCTGACGCGCAACCGGCGCCGTCCGTTCATGTCGAGGTGCACAACACCGTGCACGCCGACGCGCACGCGGTCGCACAGCCCGTGCACGCTGCCGAGCAGGTAGAGCGCGCAGCGGTGCACGCCGCGATCGCTACGCGCCTCACCGACTCAGGAGTGGTGCGTATCGCCCCTGAGCGCGTCGTGCGGGTACTGGATGCCCACGCCGAAGGTGTAAGGCCGGGAACGATCGCGCGGTCCTTGGGGGTCGGATTCAGCACCGTCAAGAACATCGTCGCGGCGGTCGCGGTCGAAGGGGCGGGGTCCGATGGCGCCTAACGCCCCTTCGGGCTTGGTGCGCCGCATGTTCGCGCTCTTTCATCTGGGCGGCGTGCAGCAGAAACGGGCCGACCGGCTGGCCGTCGCGTCATACGTCACCTGGCGCCGTATCCGCACGACCGATGACCTCACCGAGGCCGATATCAAGGCCATCGTCGCGACGTTGGAGTACTGGCGTTTCGCCGGCCAAATCGAGTACCGCTGCCGCCGCATCGCCGAATCAATGCACAAGGAGATGAGCGCATGACCGATGCGCACGACGATGAGTCCTTCTTGGCTCACGTGGCCGACATGCAGCGCCGCGAGGCACCAGAGCGGCGCAGGCAGTGGATTCGGCGGGTCCTGGGCTGCACCGACCTCTCAGCGGCCCAGCGCAATGTCCTGCTCGCGCTGGAGACCTTCGCCGACTATCTCGACGGCTCCAACGCGCACCCCGGCGAGACCAACCTCGCCGAAATCTGCGGACTCACCACACGGGCCGTTCGAACCGCCCTCAGCAGAGGATGCGAACTCGGCCTGATCAAGAAGACAGCAAACGAAAATCCGCGGGCCAGCCGCGCAGCGGTGTACCGATTGGTGCTCTCAGGCGAGCCCATCACCGGAACGGCGGTTCCGGTAAAAGAGCCCATCACCGGAACGGCGGTTCCTGTGAATAACTCCATCACCGGAACGGCCGTTCCTGTGAATAACTCCATCACCGGAACGGCGGTTCCTGTGTATAACTCCCATCACCGGAACGGCCACGACACCATCACCGGAACGGCCGTTCCGCCCACCAAGTCATGTACCAATAACTCAAGGGTGTTACGTAACTCGGGTACGTCACCAGAGCCGCGCATCACCGAGGACACACACCCCGCGCCTCCCTCGCGGTTCTGTGATGAGCACCCGATGGGAACTCGGGGCAACTGCGGCAATTGCGCAAACGCGCGAACTGCCTTCAATGCCTGGCAAGCCCACCAAGCCGTCCGCGATGTCGAAATCGCCCAAGCCGACACCCGGCGCCGACACGAGCAGCGCGTCAACTGCCCGTGGTGCCACGGCACCAACGTCCGCGACATCGGGGACGACCTCGTGGAGAAGTGCGACCACCAGAGGCCCCCACAGGCCCGTAGAACCCTCTCGCTGGTGCCGCCACTGCCGGGCGGGCCTGAAAACGTCAGAGCGGCGCAATGAGCGCCCATTCCGGCCACGCCGAGGCCGACGAGCCCACCACGTTCGAGCGTGGCCCTGGTAGGCGGCGGCGCAGCGCACCGGGGCCGGTCTACGACGCCTACGCCGTGGCAGGGGCCATCAACCGGCCATGCACCAACTGCGGCGCCCAACCGCGCCAGTACTGCTGCGCGCCCAACGGCGCCGAAAGCAAGATCCCCTGCCTGCAACGACTCTCAGAGAGGCGAGAGAGCTGATGACGACCGAGTGCCGCAACAAAGCCTGCAAGCGGGCCTCGCAGCTGTACCTGTGCAACGACTGCACCACCGTCCTGCGCAACATGCTCGACCAGGTACCCGACCTGCTGGCCGAACTCGACGCCCGCATTCAGAAACTCGACCGCGTACCGCACGGCACCATCGGGCGCACCCGTGGCCCCTCGGACCTGAACGTCATGGATTTTGAGGCCGCCGAGACCGCCCGTGAAACCCGGAAGATGCTGCGGCGCTGGGTTGAAACCGTCGCCTCCCAGCACAGCGGACGGCGCCCACCCGGCCTAGACACCGTGGAGACCCGCATGTTCGCCCGCTGGCTACAGGTCAACGTTGAGGCCATCGCACGCCTGGACATCGCCGGAAAGATCTACGACGACATCAAGGAACTCATCGGTTCCGGCGACAAAGGCGGCACACTCGTACGGGCCATCGATCGCCGCGAACGGCACTTCGCCGGATCGTGCCCAACCGTCACCGGGTGGGACGCTAATGGTCGCGTCATCGAATGCGGAGAAATCCTCTACGACGAATACGGCAGCAGGACAATCGATTGCCCAACCTGCGGCCAGGAAATCGACGTAAAACGCAACCAGGTAAGGGCGCTGGCCAGCCGCGACCTCATGCCCGCAGACACGCTGCTGGACGCGCTGGCCAACGCCGGGGAATCAGTGCAGGCCGACCAAATCGAGCGCTGGATAGCCATCAAACGACTACGCCCACGCGGCTACATGCACCAAGGAAAGTTCGTCAAAACCCGTGTGCAAGAGGCAGATAACGCCCTGTACAGCTTCGAGACCGCACGCAGGCTGTTACGAAAAGACAACCGGCACAACACACGTCAGAAAGTCACCCGATGAACAACAAGGAGAAAACGCACATGGAACAGCCCACCGCAGTAATCGCAGACGCGATCGCAGAGTTCATGCCCGAAGGAGACGGGGGTCAGGATGGTTTGGCCAACCTCGCCAATGCACAGTCGGTAATAGCCGCACTACGCGCCGCCGGGTACTCGGTGATGTCCAATCCGTACCGCCATGCGATGACGGACGAACAGCAACAGGAGCTAGCCCAGTTCATCAACCGACACTCATTGGAGAATGGTTGTGACATACCAGATTTCGCCATTGCGAGCTATCTAGCAAAATGCTATCAGGCCCTATGTCGAGCGGCCGAGTCGAAAGTTGACTGGCCAAAAACCCTCTCGCACGGCGCATCCCAGACAGCCGTCACCGTGTGCAACGTGTGCGGCCGCGAACGCACCCCGAACGATGCCCTCGACTACAACCCAATCCAGGTAGTCACACGCCAGCTGCTCGGCTGGTACTCGGGAGACGACGGCGAGATATGCCCCGAATGCATGGCCCAGCTGATCGGAAGGACTAACTGATGAGCACACGAGCGAGCTGGCTTCGCTTCGCCGTGACCCGTGCTGCATTAGGCGAGCGAGTCGTATATGTCTGCGCGAGCCACGATTCCACGCGCGATGCCTTTCTGTTCGCCGAAAAGCTCGCCAAACGCCATTTCGCCCAATGGCTAGAGCGGATCTACTGCGCCCGAGCGGAACAACAGATTCGGTTCACCTCCGGCGGTGTGGTCATGTTCTCAAACCCGCAGTGTCGCAACTATCGGGGCATGTCCTCGGATGTGCTCATTCTGGAATATGGTGGCGAGGCCACAGAGGCGGCCACCAGCCTGCTCGGCGGCGCCAAGGCTGTACACCGCACAGTTGAAAACTGTCCCGAAACCATAAGCGAGGCAAAGGAATGAGTAGCGCAACCCCCGCCGCGCTTCACTGGGTCGCCCCCGGATCGTCCCGGCAAGTTCAGGAGGCGCAGTATCAAGGCGGTAGATACCAGATCTACCCATGGAAGGGCGGGTGGACATTCAACCGCGATGACCATCCCCTGTTGCCGAAGTTCGACGGGGTGGTGGACACCGAATGTGAAGCAAAACTGCTGTGCCAGAATGACTATCAGAAAGTCGCACGACTCATAGCCTGGGTTGAGTACATCCTGAACAATGACCCGCCGTTGCCCTGAATTGCGCACGCTACCCTGATAGCTGGTTCTGTAGCTCAAGAGGTGAGAGCAGGTGAACAAGTCCCCGGTGGAAACGTACGACACAAGTTCCGGGTGGAAACCAAGATGCGGGATCATGGCCCGCCAGAACCCCTATGTCGGACCCTGGGAGTAGAACCGGCCAATGGACGCACGCAAGGCCATCCGCGAGGTCATCGAGAGCATCCCGAACCTGTTCGGCGTAACCCGGAAGAAGACTATCGGCGCCGAAGGCGAGACCGAGACCATCGTCTACACGCAGGCACAAGTCGCTGACCTGATCGCATCGATACTGCCCGACAGCCTAAAGGCCAAGGGCCACACGGTGATCGGGCCTCTGCCTGATATCGAGTCAGTGCCCGATCAGCCTCGGCGGCGGTATGTTCGTGTGCCAATCACCTCGCAGCCGTGGTCTGACGGCGCGGTGCGTATCAGCCCGCACGGTGACGAGGTGGTCATTCGCAATGTGCCCGACCGGCTGCACATGCAGGACGTGCCCGCGCTGGCCGCTGCGCTCATGGCCGCCCACTCGACATGGCGACCGACGCGCCGATAGGCCCGTGGGCAACCTGCATGTTTGGCCGAAAACACGCCGCCCCGAACCGGGCTGCGCGGAAATGTCCATTCTGACCTGCTACTATTCCGTTTCGAGTCGCCACCCCCATGCCCGAACCCCTTCGGAGCTGGGGGTTTGTTCATTTCCAGCTAACGTCAGTGGAGGTGAGATGACGACCGTTCAACGCAACACCACCACCCGCGACAAGCACCGGCGCATCATCAGACTCGGGCTGGTGCCAAGTCCGTTCGGGCGGCATCCGGCCTGCTATCACTGCGGCGAGGACATCGATTACGACGCCCACCACCGCGACCCGCGCAGCTTCACCATCGATCACCTCAAGGCGTTGGCCAAAGGCGGAACCGACACCCTCGACAACATCGTGCCCGCGCACTGGGATTGCAACCGCAACAAGTCAGACAAAGACCTTGACGAGCTGCTACCCGGTGGTGTCACGTTCGTGACCGAACGCTGCTGGTGGTAGGGCGATGGACGAACGACGCGCCGCCGCATATCAGAGGCTCGACGAAGTGGTCCGCGACCTGACCGCGATCACCGAAGACGAAAGCGACGACGGCCAGCCCCGATACACGGCCACCGATTACGTGCTCATCGTTGGTGCGCAGACAATCGACAACGACGGCGATCGCGTCGGATACGTCACGGTCTATCCGCAAGGTGGTTCGCAACCGTCGTACATCACCACAGGTCTTGTCGCCCAGGCCCAAGGATTCCTCGCGGCCTCGCCCGCTGACTGATCGAACGCTGGACCGACCCCCTGGGGGACTGGACCCGAGGGGGCTGGCGCCCGCCCCTCATGGCTTAGGCAACCGCCCCCCCTGGCCGATTTTGTTTCTGAGTCGGTGGCGCCTGTGAAATCTCGTTTTTTGTTGACCACAAGGGCGATTCGCCGAGGGTGAAACCGGCTGACCCGTATTTCGCTTCGGCACAGGCGATCTGAGAGCCCGAAAAGGAGGCCGTCATGCAACTTACGCCCGTCGATTCCGCATCAGGCGGCGCACCGCTGCCTGCTGGACTGACCGAGGATGGTTCAGGCCAATCGCTGTGGCGCTCCATCGTGGACGACTACACGCTACGGCCCGATGAGCTGCGGTTGCTGGCCGATGCGTGCGAGCTGGCCGACCGTATCGACTACCGCAAGCAGCGCGCTGACGAGCTGCACCGCGAGGTGGGCGAGAACCTGCTTATCCGTGGTTCGACTCGCCAGCTTGTCAGGAACCCGCTGATTGATGAGGCCCGCCAGGAGTTGGCCGAGCAGCGCAAGGACCGTATCGCGCTCAACGATCTACTAGCCCGGCTCAAGCTGCCCGATCTGGACCCCGACCGCGACGGCGACGACCAGGGCCGCGACGGCGCCAGCTCCGCTGCGAAGCGATCGGCCTCGGCGTAATGGCGACGCGGCGCCACTCACGCCGCCCTGCCGGGGCGAGTCATATCCGCGTGGTCAGTGACGACGAGCGCGCACCCGCCCCGGCACACAACGACCCCGAGCCGTCCCCGAGCGATGGCGCGGCGCAATCGCCCGAGGCCGCGACGGCACCTGCTGACGGTCAGATGTCGCTGGCCGATGCGGTCGCCGGTGGCGACTATCAGCAGATTTTGCAGGCCCAGGCGCGGGACATCATTCGGGACCTGGCGGCTGCGACCGGGGCGTCTAAGGCCGCGCTACACGGGCGCTTGATGACCATCTCCAAGGAAATCGAGAGCCTGAAAGCGGCGCCGGGCGGCGAAAAGTCCGTAGTGGCAACCACCGACGATGAGCCCTGGGACAGCACGGCTCTCTGAGGTCGCACGGCACGTCATCGCCCCGGCCGGGATCGTTTCGACCGGCTGGCCAGCGGTGCGCGACACCTGCAACCGGCTCGGTTGGGAGTTCGACGGCTGGCAGGACGGCGCGGGCCGACTAATCCTCGGTAAGCGGGCCGATGGCCTGTACGCCGCCGACACGATCGTGTTGTCCATCCCGCGCCAGGTCGGCAAAACCTACCTGGTGGCGTGCATCATCTTCGCGCTATGCCTGATCCACCCCGGCTTGACGGTGATCTGGACAGCACACCGAAAGACCACTGCCGCAGAGACTTTCGAATCGTTCGCCGGGATGGCGGCCCGCCCCAAGGTCGATCCACACATTGAAGCGGTCCACCGCGCACGCGGCGATGAAAAGATCATGTTCACCAACGGGTCACGAATCCTGTTCGGCGCCCGTGAATCTGGCTTCGGTCGCGGATTCTCCGACGTGGACATCATCGTGTTCGATGAGTCGCAGATCTGTACCGAAGCTGTCCTGGAAGATATGGCCGCAGCGCAGAACGTGGCCGAGAACCCGCTGACGTTCATGATGGGCACACCGCCAAGGCCCAAAGACCCCGGCGAAGTGTTCACCATGCACCGCCAAGAAGCACTCGACACGCTCACCGACGAGACCGCACGACAGGCCAACGAAACGGCATACATCGAGTTCTCTGCCGATCGGGGATGCAACCCGATGGATCGGGCGCAGTGGGCCAAAGCCAATCCCTCATTCCCGCACCGCACTTCCGAGCGCGCCATGTTGCGTCTGCGTAAGAAACTCAAGTCGTTGGAGTCCTGGCGCCGTGAGGCCCTGGGCATCTGGGATGAGGTCTCGGTACATCAGCCCGTGGTCACACGCGACGCCTGGGGCGAGCTGATCGACGTAGGCCCCGCCGAGCATGTTGCCCCGGACGGTATCGGCGTCGATATGTCCCACGGCCTACAAATCTCGGTCAACGCCTGCTGGATCGAAGATGAATCGGCACACATCGAAGAGATATGGGCCGGAACCGATGTGGCAGCGGCGACCGCCTGGACCGCCAAGGCCGCGGGCCGACGAATCGAGGTCGTGATCGATGACCTGTCGCCAGCGGCGCAGATGATCCCCGGCCTAAAGGCCCTCGGGGTCAACGTCCGGCGATCCACCGCCCGAGACATGACCAAAGGCTGCGGGCTGATAGCGAGCCGCATCAAAGCCCACACGCTCACCCATGGCGGCCAAAAGGCAGTAACCTCAGCCATTCTCAACGCCATCCGCCGAAAGATCGGTGATGCCGGTGGCTGGGGCTGGGACCGGCGCGACTCAACGGTGGTCATCCACCCGATCGTGGCCGCAACCCTGGCGCTGCTGGCCGCGACAACCAAACGTAAACCCCCAGCGGGCGATAGCTCGCGAGGACGAGAGGCGGTGGTGCTGTGAAGGTTTCAAAGATCACCCTTCCGGACTTCACGAACGATGAAAATGCCTTGCTGAACGGGCTTTTACAGCAGCTGGCCGACTGCCAGCCGAACAACTATCTGCGCGCCTCCTACTACGACGGCAAGCGCGCCATCAAGCAGGTGGGCGAAGTAATCCCACGCCAGTACTACAAGCTGGGGCTAGTGCTCGGATGGTCGGGCAAGGCCGTGGACGTACTGGCCCGGCGCTGCAACCTCGACGGCTTCGTCTGGCCAGGTTCAGATCTCAATTCATTGGGTTACCAAGAGGTTTGGGACGACAACTTCTGGGGCGCCGAATCTAACAGTGCGATTATCTCGTCACTGATTCACGGTCCGGCCTTCTTGATTAACACCGAGGGTGGCGCCGGTGAGCCTAAGTCGCTGATCCACGTCAAGGACGCGCTCAATGCCACCGGCGAATGGAATGCTCGTACGCGCCGTTTGAACAACCTCTTGTCAGTCATTGCGTGGGACGACGATTCGCGGCCCCGAGAGCTTGCGCTCTATTTACACAACCGAACAGCGACGGCCAAGAAGACCGGCCGTACATGGGAAGTCGAATGGCGCGATCACACGCACGGCGTGCCCGTCGAGGTTTTGGTGTACAAGCCTCGGGTAGGGCGACCGCTGGGGTATTCGCGTATCTCACGGGTGGTGAGGTCGATTCACGACCGCGCGCTGCGTGAACTAATACGCACAGAGGGGCACGCGGACGTATTCAGCTATCCCGAGCTGTGGATGCTCGGCGCCGACACGTCCATATTCAAGAACCCAGACGGCTCGCTCAAGCCCTCGTGGAAAGTGATGCTCGGGCGGATCAAGGGCATCCCGGACGATGAGAAGGCGATCGACCAAAAGAACGCCCGCGCCGACATCAAACAGTTTCAGGCCGCGAGCCCACAACCACACATCGACCTACTACAACAGTGCGCCAACGAGTTCGCGGGTGAAGCTGACCTGCCGGTCTCGGCGCTCGGGGTGCAGGCCAAGACCAACACCACGACCGTCGACGGCTCCGACAACGCCGAAAAGCAGCTCACCGCCGAAGCCGAAGGCGCCACCGATGACTGGTCACCGGCATTTCGCCGGTCCATGATGCGCGCGTTGGCCATCAAGAATGACATGCCTGAAATCCCGGCTGCCCTGCGCTCATTGGACACCAAATGGCGTAACCCCGCCTACATCTCACGCTCCGCACAGGCCGACGCTGGCCTCAAACAGCTCTCGGCCATTCCGTGGCTCGCTGAGACCGAGGTCGGCTTGGAACTGCTGGGACTTTCGAGACAGGACATCGACCGCGCCCTGGCCGACCGTGACCGCGCCCAGCGCGCCCGCCAGGTCACCTCACTGGTGGACAAGCTCACCGGCGCCCCGATCCCCGACCCGGCGCCGGGCACCGCCGAGCAGGCCGCGCAACAGGCGATCGGCAATGGTTCACGCGGTCTCTGAGTTCCAAGGACTGCTCGCGGCCCTGGGCGCCGAGCAGGCCGCCCAGCTGTCCCGGCTGCTGGCGCGCACCGACCGGCTCGACCAGGGCGAGCTGCTGGCATTCATCACCGACGCCTACCCCGAGGCCGTCGCCCCGTTTCTGAGTGCCGCCGCCGCCCTGACTGCTCAGTGGTACGACGAACAGCCGACCATCTCGACCTACACCGCCGCGCCTGCCGAACTGGCCCCCGCCGCGCAGCTGGCCGTCTCCGGGCGCTGGGCGATGCTGCAAACCACTCCACTGGACGCCCTGACCGGAAGCGCTGCCCGCGCCCTGTTCAACGCCTCACGAGACACCGTGCTGGCCAACGTCGCCGCCGAACCCGGCGCGCGATGGGCGCGGCACGCCTCGGCTAACGCCTGCTCGTTTTGCCGGCTCATGGCCACCAGGGGCGCCGTCTACACCTCGGAAGCCTCGGCCACCAAAGTCACTGGGCGCGGCGCGAATCTGGAACGCTCGGACCGGCGCGCGATCGCGGCCGGGCAGATGAGCAGAGACGAAGCGCTACAGCGCCGCTCGGTGTACCGCTCGCAGCGTCTCGCGGCCAAAGCGGGCAAGAACGTGGGTGACAGCCGTATCGGCGCACAGCGCGGCGCTCGCGCCCTGGGCGAGAAGTACCACGATCGGTGCCACTGCATCGCGGTCATGGTGCGCCCCGGGGACTCCTACCAGCCACCGGCCTACGTCGAGCAATGGGAACGCGACTACCTCGACGCGGTGGATGCCACCCGCGCGGCCGGGCAGACCAAAGGCAAGTACGGCGCCATCGACCTGACCGCCGTCATCCGGCACATGGATCAAGTCCAGCGATAACCAGGCGCCACGCGCCCCATAGACCCCCTTGGCCGAAACGGCCGAGGACTACCCGAAATGGGAGACAACCACATGTCCGAAAACACCACCCTGCCCGTACACCCGATCACCGGACTACAGGCCATTGGATTCACCCGACGCGGCCCCGTGTGGCCGATCATGGGCGCCTCTGAGCCTGCCGGGGGAACCGAAACGGAACCCAAAAGCGAGCAGGACACCGACAAGCTGCCCGATGACCATCCGCTTGTAAAGACGCTGGCAGCCAACAAGATCGAAATCAAGGAACTCAAGGCCAAGGCTGCGCGCCTCGACGAAATCGAAGAGGCGCAAAAGACCCAGGCGCAAAAGGACGCCGACCGCATCACTAAGGCCGAGGCCGAGGCCGCAACGGTCCCGTCTCGGGTGGCCAACGCACTTAAAGAGCACCTGGTCTCCATCCACAAGATCGATGCCGAAGACGCCGAGCTATTTCTGACCGGCGACAATCCCGAGCTACTGCTCAAGCAGGTGGCCCGTTTCCTTGAACAAACGGACAAGCAAAGCAAATCAAACCATGTGCCTGGCGAGGGCACCAATGGCCGTGTCAAGCCCAGCAGCATGCAGGAGTTCTTGAGCGAGCTAAACGGCCAATCCAACTGACAACAAAGGAGATTGAGCAATGGCTGTACAGAGTACTGATCTACTTCTACCGACCCAGATTGCCGATGGCATCGTGGAGAAGGCAAAGACCGATTCCACGATCGCCGCGCTATCGGGCCAGGAGCCCATGCGGTTCGGCAAGGTCGAAATCATTACCTTCAACGACGACCTGACCGCCGAGTTTGTGGAGGAATCGGGCGCCAAGGGGTCCGATGAGGCTAAGCCCGAGCACGTGACCGCCGTCCCACATAAGGCGATCGTGCAGATGCGCACCTCGGATGAGTTCAAGATCGCCGATGAGGAATACCAGCTCAAGATCCTGGGCGAGTATGAGGTCAAGTGCGCACGGGCGCTGGCGCGAGCGTTGGACCTGGGCCTGTACTACCGGACCAATCCGCGTACCGGGAACGCCTTTGCTGGATGGGACAACTACCTGAACTCCACCACCAAGCGCGTGGAGATCACCGCGACCTCGCAACCCGATCTGGATTTCGAGACCGCTGCCGGTCTGGTCATCGAGGACGGCTACAGCGTCAACGGGGTTGCCTTCGATCCCAAGTACGCGTGGAAGCTGTCCACGGCCCGCTTCCCCGACGGGCGCAAGAAGTTCCCCGAATTAGGTTTGGGCGCAGGTATTTCCGCGTTCGAAGGTGTGCCCGCAGCGGTGTCATCCACCGTCTCGGGCAAGGCCAAGGACGGCGATGCCACCGACAACAAGGTGCGCGCCATCCTCGGCAACTTCCGCAGCGGTATCCGCTGGGGAGTTCAGCGTGAATTCCCCTTCAAGATCCTCGAATACGGCGACCCGGACAACAAGGGCCGCGACCTGGCGGGCCACAACGAAATCCTGCTGCGCACGGAAATCATCTACGGCTGGTACGTATTCGCTGACGAGTTCGCTGTCATTGAAGGTGCGGTGACCCCGTAATGCCGAGGTTCCGCAACACGGTGAGCGGGTCCGTCGTCAACATTGACGACGGGCTCGCTACCCGCCTCGCCATCACCGAAAACCCGGCCTGGGAGCCCCTGGACGAACACGCCCGCCCGGTAGTGGTGGCACCGGACATAACGGGTGCCGAGACGGCCTCCCTGATCGACCTCGACCTGGTGGTGTCCTCGGAGACGTTTGCCGCCATCGTCCCCGACAACACCGTGGGCGCGCCCCCCGAGCCCAAGGCGCCCGCCAAGGGCAAGCCTGCGCGCAAGCCATCACCTACCGATCCCGAGGGAGCCAAGGATGCCAGCGGTACAGATCGCGACCTCTGACCTGGCGCCGTTCGCCACCATCCCCGAGGGCAAGGCCACGGCGATGATTGCCGACGCCATGGCCATGGCCTTGCTGGTAGCGCCCTGCCTGGATGACCCGCAGCTGACCGACAAGAAAGCCGCAGCGGCCAAGGCGATCATTCGGGGTGCGATCCTGCGCTGGCATGAGGCCGGGTCGGGGGCTCTGTCACAAAAGCAGCAGAGCGCCGGGCCGTTCGCTCAGTCTGAAACCTACGACACCCGCCAGATACGGCGGGCCATGTACTGGCCCAGCGAAATTGAACAGCTGCAATCGATTTGCCGCGCCGACGATGACGCCTCGGGCGGCGCCTGGGGGTACGACGTGCTCGGCGCGTGCGGGCCGTCGCACTCCCCGGTGTGCACGCTGAACATGGGCGGCACCTACTGCTCATGCGGGGCCAATCTGACCGGCCACGAGCCGCTATGGGAGGCCATCAGCGATGACTAGCTTTCCGCTGCCCTTCAAATGCGAACAGCACGCGTACATCCCCGGTGCCGACAATAGCCACGGCAACCCCGATGCCCAGTGGGCCGAGCCGGTAGAGCGCGACTGCTTCTGGTGGGACCCGGATTCGACGGAAACACCGACGCCGCCGACCGCAGGAACGCGCGCCCTGGCCGACCGCTACCTGGCCGTGGACGCCGCCGTGGCGGTCGATCACCGCGACAAATTCACCGTCAACGACCAAGAGTTCACCGTCACCGGACTGGCCCAGGATTTCAACCATGGACCGTTCGGATTCTCCCCGGATCGTCTGGTCATCGAACTGAAATGGGTGGGGTGATATGGCCGTGAAGTACACCGTCAGCTCGGCGACGATCCGCAAAATGATGACCTCAGCCGGGGTGAAAGCCGAAGTGCACGAGCGGGGATTGCGGCTGGCGGCGAACGCTAACGAGGTACCCTCAACCACCTCTCCGGCGCATGACGGCCTGTACTACGAAGCGGTTGAAGCATCCGATGACAAACGCGCCCGTACCCGCGTGCAAACCACCGGCCCGCGCGCGGTCAACCATGAGGCCATCACCCAGGCCCTCCTGCGGGCGGTTTCCGATGCCCGTTGATCTGGTCGAGTTCCCCGACCTCACCGCCCTGGCCCGCGTCATCGCACTGCAAGAACTCGCCGCACGCGGGATCACGGGTATTGGCATCGGCTCGGGCGCAATCGGCGGCAAGCCACTGCCGCAGCGCTACATTCGGCTATACGCCCTGCCCGGCACCGAGCTATGCCGCCGCGTGCAGAGCGTCATGATTGTCGGCCAGGTCTACGACACCAACGAAATCCGTGGGTTCGCTACAGCCTCCAAGCTCGGAGCGATCCTGCGCGCCGCCCCTGAAATCGAGCTCGCAGCAGACAACCCGGTCACCGAGCCATGCGAGCTGCACGGCCCCTACCCATCCACCGATCCTGACCTACCGACGTATGCGCGGTATCAGGTCAATGTGCGCTGGACGGTCCAGTCCAGCATCACCGCATAACACACCAGTCCCAAGGTAAACCCTGTGCCGCAGTCGCGGACGGGGCAATTTGTCGTGCCCACTCGGGCGCACCCCAAGGAGGAAAGATAGTGGCGCACACCAATGTTCGAAACACCGGCGTTTGGGTCCCCAAGCATGCCGGTGGTGTATTCCGATACCCGCTGGGCACACCCCTGCCCACCGACCCGTGGAGCCCACGGCCCGTCGTCCCCGGCTGGGACCCGCGCCTGGGCGGCTGCGACGACACCGGCGTTACGTGGAATATCAAGCGCGACAAGGACCCCAAGAAGGATTGGAACGGCGACAAGGTTCGCATCGTGCAGACCGGCAAGGACGACACCTGGAAACTGAAATACATCGAGCCCAAGAACCCGCGCGTGATGGAAGAGTATTTCGGCAAGGCCAACGTGACCGTCACCGAGGCCACCACACAGCACGGAACACTGATCGCGGCTGTGTCCAATTCCGATGTCTTGCCGCACTTCTCATACATCGTGGACGTGTTCGACGGCGCGGTGCGTAAGCGTCGCTGCATCCCTGATGCGCAGGTGAGCGAAAACGGTGACGAACTGTGGCAGTCCAAGGACTGGACCGCCCTGGAGTTCACCTATGATCTGTTCCCGGATTTGGCGGGCAATACGTTCTACGACTACACCGAGTTGGACGACAAGCTGATCGAGGCCACCTATCTGGTGACGCTGGCCGGTTCGCCGACCGCTGGCAGCTTCGATTTCGTGGTGGCCGGGCAGCCCGCCGAAATCGCCTACAACACCACGGCGGCCGCGTTTCAAACGGCCGTGTCCGCGCTGCCGAACGTCAAGGCCGCAACGGTCACCGGCAGTGCTGGTGGCCCCTTCACGGTCAAGGTCACCACAGCCGGTGTCGCGCCGGTGTCTGTCGATGGCACGGACCTGACCGGCGGCACGGTGTCTGTCAGCATCGCGCCGTAGCTGCCCCTCTGGACCCCACCGGCCGCCGTTTAACACCTTGGGCGGCGGCCGGTGGTCACAGGAAAACCAAGGTGAGACAAGGTGATGTGACATGACAAAGAGCAAGACCGACGAGGTTATCGAGACCGATGAGGCAACCCCGGATGCTACCGAGACCACGGACGGCCCGGCCAGGGATGAGCCGCAGAAGCCGCTGCCGGGCGATGCGGAGTACGACTGGTCGGCACACTACGGTGAAGGTGTCGAGTTGTACCGGCACACCTTCCGCGACGGAACGGTGGTGGCGCTGCGCCCATTCGGGTCGGCGTTCTCCAAGACGCTGCTGTGGAAGCTGCGTAACGCCGAGTCTGAGGCCGAGGTGCAGTTCACGGCCATCATGCGCGGCGGATGCCCTGCCGTTGATGTCGTGCTGGACAGGGTAGCTGCCGCAGCGCTCGACGCCGATGACTACGAGTACGACCCGATCGATGACCTGTTCGGGTCGTGGATGAAAGCGGGCACCAGCACCACCGAAGACGCCGATGATGGTCTGTCACTGGGAAAATCCGCGAGCTAGCCGACATCGTCTTTGAACATATCGACGCCATCGAGCGCGATCTGTTCTCAGATAATCGGGTATTTGAAGACCTCGGCTGGCGCGGCTTGTGGGCCTATGTCACCGCCGCGCCACCGGGGACCGCGATTCACCACGCCCGATCCGAGGGCATGTCGATCGAGGCCCAGCTCGGCGCCGAACTGCTCAACGAGCTTTCGGAACTGCATTGGCGTTACAACGCAGTGCATTTCGAGGGCGGGTCAAAGATTGCGTTCCCAGAACGCTTGTCGTTGCGCGAGTTGATCTATGGCCGTGAGCCGGTTGAAGAGATCGATTACGACGCGCACATAGCCAACACCGAAGTGGACCCCAGGGTCCGCGCGATGCTGCAAGGAGGTTGATTCAGCCATGCCTGAGATAGAAACCCTCTGGATACCCCTTGCGGTCACAGGTAAGAACCTCAAGCGCGACATGGAGCGCGAGGTCACCGGCGTCGGAACGCACGGCGGTAACAAGATCGCCAAAGAGATGGAGGACGCCACCGGCAAAGGCGCTAAACGTGCTGCGGCGCAGATCGACCGGAGCCTGGGCCGCAGCCTGGGCGAGCGGACCGGCGCCGCACTGGGTACCGCGCTCGGTGTGGGGCTGCGTCCGGTCGTCGGGACCGTGCAGCGCCTCGGCGGCGAGGCTGGCCGCCAGTGGGTACAGAAGTTCTCCCAGCAGCTCGCCAACGCAAAAGTCAACGCCCCCAAGGTCAACGCACCGATCAATGTCGATCTACCGGGCAGCAGCGGCGGGGGCAGTGGGCTCGCAGCGGCGGGCATGCTGGGGGCCATCACCCGCGTCGCTGGCCCCGCCGCGATCGCGCTCGGGGTCACCGGCTTGGCGTACAAAACATTGTCGGCCGGGTTCGACCGCGCGAAAAGCCTGGACGCTACCCGGTTTAAGTTGCAGGCGCTCGGCAATGACGCGGCGGCGGTCACCGCGATCATGAACGCCGCGCAGGGCTCGGTGAAGGGCACCGCGTTCTCGCTGGACGCGGCGGCCTCCACGGCGGCCACAGCGGTCGCAGCCGGGGTCAAGCCCGGCGAGGACCTGGCCAAGTACCTGGGCACGGTGGCCGACGCGGCGGCGATCGCGGGCGCTGATCTGGGCGATATGGGCCACATCTTCAACAAGGTGCAGACCTCAGGCAAGGCGATGACCGATGACCTGAACATGTTGGGCGATAGGGGATTGCCGATCTTCGCGTGGCTGCAAAAGGAATACAAGGTCACCGGCGCCGAGCTGTCCAAGATGGTGGAGAAGGGTCAAGTCGACGCCGCCACATTCCAGAAGGTCATCGCCGAGAACGTCGGCGGTGCGGCCAAGAAGATGGGCGGAACATTCGAGGGCTCGGTCAAGAACATGGGCGCCGCGCTCGGGCGCCTCGGGGAGGCGTTCATTTCCCCGTTCCTGGGCAGCGGCACCGACGCCCTCGGCCAAATCACAATCGGCATTGACAAGGTGGCCGGGTTCATCAAGGAGCACCAGCCTGAAATCATCCGGTTCGCCGCCGCTGTCGGGACCGGTTTCACCTCCATGGCGGGCTCTATCGCGCGCGGTCTGGGCAACGGGCTGCGGTTCATCGCCCGCTTCGTAGACGGCATCAAAACCGCCTCCAGCGGTATCGGCGGGTTCTTCTCAGCCTTGGGCCTGACCGGCATCGGGGATGCGTTGCAGCGCTGGGGCTCTGATCGCAGCGTCAACGACTGGCTGCGTGATGCGGCCAAGTCCGTGGATGACTTCGGGAACCGGGCGACCGCCGCCTCGGACCGGATCGCCAAGTGGGGTGAGGACACCGCCGAAACCACCAAGATCGTCAATGCTCTTGGGGCTGCGGTGCAGGAGGTTCCCGACACCCACGAAATCGTCCTGACGGACAACTCGCCCGAACAGATCGCCAAGCTGAACGCCATCGGTTACACCGTCAAGACGATGCCTGACGGCAAGAACCTAGTTATCCGGGTCGATGACAGCGACGCCGCTGAACGCATGCGGGCGCTGCGCGCTGAACTTGAGGATTTGGTCAGCCACCCCAAGACGGTCAAGGTCACCACCGAGTTCGCGCAGAACGCGGCCAGCGCCCAACCGGTTATCCCGACTACCTCGGCCCCCTCTGGGCCGTTCCCGTTCGCCACCAACCTGCTGCCACGCATGTTCGGGGCCATCGCCATGGCCTCCGGTGGGCTGCGGTTCATCAACAAACCGGCCTACGCCGACATCTACGCCGGGCGCGGGGCGGGCACGATTTTCGCCGAGCAAGAAACTGGCGGCGAGGCATACATTCCGCTGGCGCCGTCCAAGCGCTCCCGCAGCACCGCGATCCTGCGCGAGGTGATGCGGATATTCGGCATCAACAGCTTCGCAGGCGGCGGCATCAGCGTCGACGAACTCAAGGCCATGGCCAGCGGTATCGAGGGGCAAAGCTACGGCTGGGGTGCCCCGGCCGGGCCGAACTCGGATTGCTCGGGTACCCAATCGTGGCTCGCCAACATGATCAGTGGCGGCACCGGACGCTTCGCCACCGCCTCACAAGGCAGCGCGTTGGCAGCACGCGGGTTTCAAATGGGTGACCCGCCACCGGGTATCGCCGCGTACTGGATCGGCTGGAAAAACGGCGGGCCAGGGGGCGGGCACACCGCGGGCACCATCGTTGACCCCGAGGGCGGCAACGTCAACGTCGAGATGGGCGGCAAGCGCGGTAACGGCCAGTTCGGTGGCGGCGCGGCCGGTGCGCGTGACTTCCCGAGCCGGGCATGGATCGCGCTGGCCGCAGGCGATAACGGGCAAACCACCGGGGGCGGCGGCGCCTCCCCGTCACAGGTCATGTCCGCGCAGTCCTCGGTGCGGCGCACCAAGGCCGCCACAGCCGCAGCGCAGAAAGACCTCGATGACGCGAACGCCGAACTGAACTCGGCCCCCGATGACAAGAAACGCGCTGCCGCCGAGAAGAAACGCGACAACGCCCAACGGCGCCTGGATTCGGCCAAAGACCGCCAGGCCGTCGCTGAACAGCGCCTCTCTGAGGTCCTGGACAAGAAAGCCAAGGGCACCAACAAGGAGGTGGGCGATGCGGGTAGCGGCATGGGACAAGGGCTCGGTGCGGGCATCATCTCCGGCCTATTCCAAGGACTCGGTATCGATGGCTCGGTGTTCTCCAACCCGATGGACTGGCCCAACGTCAAGTCCGGTATGGCGGCGCTGAACTGGGGTCTGAACTTCGCCCAAAAATGGGCCGGCGCAGGAGCCCAAGACGGCGGTAGCGGCCAAATCCCCGGCGCCGGTGCCGAATTGAACTTCGGCGGCGAGGTCGCAGACGGCATGCTCGGCGGCCTGGGCCTGACCGCACCCAAGGAGCCCGCCCCGGCAGCCGCAACCGCACCGGTCGGCGGCGGCGATACCTACAACCTGTCCGGTGTTTCACCAAAGGAGATCATGCCCAAACTCGAAGCGCGATCATTCGCGGCCAGCCAGCGCAACCTGGGCACCAGGCGGCCATCATGAGCGCAAGTAAATGGCTCAAGTACGACCCGATCCTGGATCGCGCCGCGCAGCCCTCATTTGCGACCTGGACCGACCGGGACATGGGTCTGTACGCTTCGCAGCTGCAATCGGATCAAACCAAACGGGTGTACGTGTCCCCGGACGGGCAGCGCATCTACAACCTGGCGGGAGCATTCAAAGGCAACCGGGGCGTGGTGCAGGCACCGGGCATGAAGGGCGCCACCGGCGTCTCATTCGATCAGCTGTACTCATCGGGGCCGTGGATGCTCGGCGAAGAGCCCGAGCGCACCGACTACCGCAAGCGGGTCTTGAACCTTGCGCTGCATTTCGCCCCGCACATCAACGCCGTGTCGAAACTGCGCTACCCGGACACCGGTATAGCGCTAGAACAGATTCAGGCCCAATGGTGGCGGGACTGGCCCGAAGACGTTGATCTGCCCATGGGTTTCATGGGCGAGTTCACCCGCTACGACGGCTGGCACTGGATACGGGTCCGCAACGGTGAACCCAATTTCGATACCGTCGAGATTGACCCGCGCGCGTACGGAAACTATTACGCCACAGCGTCCATGACGATTCACTGCCCGTTCCCGTTCTACTCCAAGCGGGCATTGACCCGCGAGTGGCGCAATGACGCGGCCAACGCCGTGATCAACGGGCGCAACCACGGCATATTGCGGCTACCCAACAAAGGCGACTACGAGCAATGGCCCAAGTTCATTGTCGAGGGTGCAGGGAAGGTGTCGATTCAAGACGGATTGACCGACCGCATGGTGGACATCGAAATCTTCCCCTCGGACGGCATGGTGCTCGTGGACACCGATCCCTCGGCGCGAACCCTTACCTCCGAACACGATCCGATCGACAACGCGTTGTGGAAACTGATCCGCAACAGCGACATCCTTGACTTCATCCTCGGGGACATCACCAACGCCCGTGCCGGTGTCCCGATCGGGCGCCGCGTGCCGGGCGGGGTTGGGTTCATGTCCCCGATCCCCTCCGAAACGATGGCCAATATCAAAGTGACGCACACCAATCCGGCAGGCAAGATCACCATGGTCATGTCGCAGTGGTACCGGCGCGGGGTGGCCTGATGTCCGACTCATGGCTTGACGTATGGGCCGACAATGCAAAGGTTCGGCGCGTCATCACCGCGCCCTCCGATCCGATCACCAAGTACCGGCTATTGGACGGTCGGCGCGAGATATGGCGCCGCGCAGCCAAACAGCCGCCACTGCTGCGCGTTCTGGACAAGCAGCTCAAGTATTTGGGCACGCTGCGCGGCCAGGTCCGTGAAGGCGATTGGGAACGGCTCAGTGATGACACCGGTGTCGGCAAAATCCGGGTACGCCGCGATGACTGGCTGGCCGACCTCATGGCCCGTGGCACCCGCTACACCGAGGACCTGCACCTGGCGATCGACCTCAACCCCAACATCCGGTCCTGGGAAACCCGTCTCGGGTACCGGATTCAATCGGTGGTCGCGGTCAAAGATGAGGACGGCACCCACTGGGTTGACCTGGAACTGATTTCGCTACGCGAGCACGCCAAACACATCGCCCTCATACCGACACCGATCTCAGCCCCGGAGTTTCAGCCCCTCAAGGCGTGGGTGTGGTTGCAGAACTTCCGCTCGGGCATGGCGTTCACCACGTTCTTGAACCTGCTGCGCACGTTCTGGCCGTTCCTGGCGCTGCCGACCTCATGGGCCGACCCGGTGCACTGGCTGACAACCCGCGCCGGGAACCTCTCACCGCTGCATTGGCCGATCCAAGTCCAATTCGTCAACCCGGTCTTGGACACCTCGCGCATTGTGCCGATCGCCGCGAAAGCGCAAATGCTGCACGACATTCACGCCCCGCTCGGCGAAGACACCGGCGTGGTCTTGATGGACTATCTATGGCTAGAAGAGGACGACACCAGCCCGCACCCCGAACTCGCCGCACTCGTAGGCGAGAAACTGGCCCGGCCCACCCGCAACTGTGTGGTGCTCGCCTTTGAGCAGAAGGACGGGATTGTCGGCCCCACCGGAACGGCATTCGACGGCGCTCTGAACGCTGTCGGCGCCATCCTGGATGACACCATCACCGAGGTCATCTTGCCGCTCGACCAGGACGGCGACGGCCTGACCGATCCGTTCTTTCGGCGCCTGCTCGGCGTGGCACCCGAGAAACCCTCGCTGGTGTGGAGGGACTGCAAGCACTCGGGCATCATCACCAGCGCGCACCGCATGCAGCGTGGCACCGCCCGCACCGTCTGGACCGGCGGGCACAGCCCCACAATCCTTAACCAGGCCATCACCTTTGGTGTGCGCTATGCACTCGCGCAATTGGAGCAGGTGATCCCTTATCCGGGCTCGGCGTATCAGCAGCCGGGCAGCTCGGGGCTGGACAACATCTACCAGGAGCAGCTGTCGGACCTGTTTTTCGCCTGGCAAAAGTGGACGAATCCTAAAGTGGCGCTGTGGCTTAACGACTACGCCCTGATCGATCACGTCGAGCCGGGCAACGGTATCGCCTGGGTGGTCTCCAGTGCGTTGACGATCCGCCAAGGCATGAGCAAGACCATGCCCAAGGTCGCGTTCACCATGACCACCCGCGACGGACACCCCCACGTGTACGGATTCGACTACCTGGTGGGCGATCGCGGCATGTGGGAAGTCGATTCCATCTACTACGTCAACAACATTCGCGGCATGAAGTGGTCCGTCACCGACAAGACCCCGATGGCGCAAACCCTCACCATCGGCAAGGCCCGCGACCATGACCCATTCGAGGCGGGCATGAAAGCACTCGCGGACGGCTGGAACGCCATCGGCTCACTCATCGGCGGCGCCGCGATCGCGGCCTAACCACCACATCCAACACCCACCCCCCCCGGCGCCAGCTGCGGGGCTATTCGCCATACCCGAAGGAGGCACCCATGCACGCAGCACAAGGAAATCCCGCCTCGGTGGTCATCGACCACGAACGCGGCGTCATCGAGATAGACGGCCAGCCGGTGCCGTACTACGTGTCCGAGGGCGGGCCGACCACTGAGCCAATCGACGCCCGCTCGGGCGAGACGCTGGTGACGTTCCAATGCTTCGTGGTCGCACAGAACGTGCAGATCATCGGCAAGCCCCGCCAAGACGGCGCCGACGCATGAGCGACCAGAAGCCCAAGGACCCTAAGGCCCGTGAACTGCTCGACGCCGCCGCCCGCATCACCGACGCGCTGGCGTTCGCGCGCGGCCCACGCGGTGAGGTGCTGTACCTGACCGACGACCAGCGCGTGTGCATCGCCTTCCATCTGGCTCGCGCTGGAACCGATGTTCACCCGGACAAGGCGATCATCAAGCGCCGCGCCCTGCCCGATCGTCCGGGGCAGCTCACGGGAGTTATCGACTGGGTGCCCCTCGATTGGGAAGAGGACCCCGAGGCCCCCGAACCCATCTCAGCGGTCGGGCCGGTCCCGGTGCCGCCCGAGCTGCCCGATTTCGACGCCATGACGCCATGGCACACCAACACACGTATTGAAGGAGATTGGACGTGACCACACCGCTGCCCGGCGCCCCGATACACCTCATGGACTGGCTCAACACCATGCACGTGTTCGGCGTCGTCTCCGACGGCGAGGTGCCCGGCCTGCGCACCTGCACATTCGAGGGCGTCAACAACGACATCGTGGCCACCGTCCCCGTCCTCAAGGGCGATCCCGGAGAGCCCGGTCTGCCGTCACCGGTCGTGGATCTGCACATTGATCCCACCATCACCACCCCGACACAGCTGCCCACCGATCTTGGCCTGGACGACAAGGGCAAAACGTGGTGGATCGGGGATTTGCTCTATGTGTGGATGGGCACCGAATACATCACGCGCCCAGCCGGATACGCCGGACGCCCCGGCCCCACGCCGAAGATGTCGTTCAGTATCGAACTGATCGCGCCAGGTGAAACCAGCGTCGTGATCCCCTCGGGCACCGACCTCAACCCGCACCTGCATTTCAAGATCGCAGCCCCGCGCGGTATCCCTGGACCTGCCGCCGCGATCCGGGACGCGCTGGACTACAACAACATTCTGCCGCCCACAGACGGGCAGGTCCCGACCTGGGACAGCCAGCAAGGCAAGTGGAAGCCCGAGAGTTTCGTCGGCAAGCGCAGCGGCGCATTCTCGATCCCCGAGGCTGCGTTCACCAACGTCACGAACATCATCAACGGGCGCATCACGATCCTGTCATATCAGCTACCGGTGCAGGACTTTCCGGTCAAGGTTGCCGCTTCAGGTCATTTCAAGGCGTTCGGTATCGACCTGAACATCTTGGACCCCTTCAAGATTGGTGCCGAGGTGCGTCTTGGTGACCCGATGAACGGCCAGATCATCGGGCGCGGCAAGGGCACCGTGGCCCAGGAAACCACCGTGATACCGCACTACTCGACCCCCGGTGAGCCCACGGTGGCAATGACGATGGACAACGAGATAGCCCTGATCAACGCGCGGGCAGCAGGCCACTTTGACCGCGAACCTAGTCAACGACGGCCTGATCGGCATGTACGCGTTCAACCGCCAGGACGCCCAACTGTTCGTGCAGTGGTGGGAAGTCTGATGGCCTACACACGCGAGCTGAAAACAGTTGTGCCTGTGCTGATTACCGAGCACACACCGGCCGATGACGAGACGCTGGTGTGGCTGGTGCGTGAGAGTTTCGAACGTGAAGCCGCTAGTGAGCATCTGACGCTCACGGAGTGGTGCGACTGCGGAGACCTGGACCCCGCCGAGGTGTCACCGCAGACCGAACGCGAGGTGTTGAAACGCCCGGCCACCGATTACCGCTGGCGCATGTTCACCGGCACCGCAACGAGGTTGGTCAATGCCAGCATCGATTGACCTGGGGTCGTACCCGGCGATCACCCACCATCCGGCCCAGCGCCTTGACCCCACGCTGCCCCGGCTGCCGCAGTTCGACCCGCAGCAAGTCTTTGAGCAGTGGGCGCAACTGCTCAAGCAGATGACCGGGATCGACCTGTCTAGCCCAGAAGCGTTATTTACCAGCATCATTGGAAAATTTCAGGAAATTCTCGGGCCGATCTTCGGGGGTATCAATCTCACGGGCGGGCTCACCCCGGAACAAATATGGGCCGCGACGATCGCGAACCCGATCAAGTCGTTGACCGGCGTTGATCTGTCCTCGCCTGCGGCGCTGGTGGCCTCCATCATTCATCTGATCACGGGCGGCAACAAGTTCCCTGGCGTGCTGGCTATCTCGCGTATCGCCAACGTGATTCAGGATCTGCTCGACGGCGCAGGGGACTTCCTGACCGCCGACAGCGTGACCGATAACCCGTACTGGGACTGGGATTCAGTGATGCCCGGTTTCGTCTCGGGCGGGTCGATCCGGGCGACCGCGAACGGCACGCAACAGGTGTTGCGCTGCGAGCCTTTCGAAGTGTTCGGCGGCCAAACGCTGGAGCTGCGGTCAGCGGCGCAATGGACAGGAGCCAGCGCTACTGCGGGATCGAACCCGGTCAAGGTCGGGTTCACCCCGTTCGACGCGGCGGGCAATCCGCTGGCCGACGTCATTCGCGGCACGCTGCAACCCTCGGGTGATCATGGCTGGCAATGGGTTCCGGTTCAAGATAAATGGCCGGTACCTGCTGGCGTCAAGTACGTCTCGCAGCTGCTCATGCTCGATAGCGGCGCGACTGCGGGCACGTTCTGGTTCTCCAACGCCTCGGCGTGGGCGTCCAACCTGCTGGACCTTCGGTTGATCAAAGACCTGCGCGAAATGGTCGATGCGGTTGGGGGAGCAGTCAATTCAGGTGTGCACGACATTGAAGAGCGCTTGCAGGCGATCACCGCTGACGGCAAGATCACCGCGACCGAGATTGTCGGCCTGATTCAGCAGGCCCAAGTCTCGGGTCTGGTGATCATCCAAACGGTTCTCAATCAGATCCGCGACGTTGTCAACGGCAACGTGGTCACGCCCATCAACAATATCGTGCAGGACTTCATCGCATGGTTTGGCGTGAATCAGAACAAGACTCAGAAGCTCACCAGCGGCGGCAGCCTGAGTACGGCCGATGTCGTCGGCACGTTCGACATGAGCCGGGTCAACGATCTTGTCGATAACCTCGGCAACATCCTGTCCGGGGTCAAGGACGGCGCCGACGGCGTGGGCACCGGCACCACGGGCGCTATCGGGGACCGCATCAATCAGGCCAAGGACTCGCTACTGGCGCTGCTGGGCCTGTCGCAAGACGCCCTCAAAAGCGCTATCGCCGCACAAACCACCCTGCAAGAGCAGGAGACCGAGCAGAACACCGGCGACGGCAACAGCTACAGTTTCGTGTTCTCCGGGGCAGACGGCGCCGCGCTGAATGCGACCGATTGGACCACCGGCCCCACGCCCGGCGATATCACCATCCGGGGCGACTCGGGATATGCGGGCGTCAAGAACGGCAACCCTGACGGGTACTACTTCGCCAGCCCCAACTACACCTATGCCAGCGACGGACAGTCGGCCTCATTCGTGCTCGGCAACACCCAAAACGGAAACTACTACTCCGGGGTGTTCATTCGCTGCAACGCCGATCGCACCACCGGCGCCTACTGCCTGGCCAAAGAGGGCGAGGTCCGCGTCGGCAAGTTCACCCGCTCGGGCACCAGCTGGACGTTCGCCACACCGATGACCTTTCAAGGCGGGCTGTCATCGGTCAAACAGGGCGCACGTATCGAAATCCGCTGCAGCGGCAACAACTTCTTTGTTCGCGTGAACGGCAAGCCGGTCACCTCAGCGACCGATGTCGCGGGCACCATCGCCGCCGGGCCGGACTATCGATACGCCATGTTCTGTGTTCAGCGGGCAACGTCGTGGTTCACCTACGACTCCTACCGCATCGCAGCATTCGCCATGTCCGATTACAGCCCCTCGGGAGGTAGTGCCACCTTGTCGAACGCGTGGAGCCTAACCCGCTCGTCCACATCTGGTTTCACCTATACCGACCCCATCACCGCAGCGGGCCTGCTACCGGCGTCGTTTTTCACCTTCACCGACTACGCCAATGGCGCCACCATCGCCGACCTTGGCCGAGGCGCGGTGACCGTGGACCAAGCCGGGCTCTACAAGCTGGCCACCACGTGTCGCCCGTACTCGGCCAAAGGTCCGGTCACCCCGCATTGGTGCCTGTACCGCAACGACGTTCAGGTCACCGGAGCCATCGGCCCCGGCGCCGAATTCGAAATCCTGCTCAACGCGGGCGACAAGATTCAACCCGCCCTGATCGTCGTCGATTACGACGTGCGCTCCAACGGCTCCACCGGCTCGGAAACCATCGTCTCGCGCACGATCACCCAAGTGTTCGGCGTGGCCTCCTTCACCGGCCGAAAACTCATCTGACACCTAACGCCACAGGAGAACTCACCCATGACCACACCGCAAGCACCCACCCCAGAGGACACCGAAGCTCTGATAGACCCTCCGGCGCCCTCACCC